TCCATATATCAGGACGTATATCTCCCTGTGGAATCGATAGGCCTGTTTTATTTTCTATGTCGACCCTAAAAGCATTTGTCATATGAAGATTACTGCGATTAGACTTGTTGGTGAGATGTCCTGGGCCAACTTCTAGAATCTTATCTTGATCCTTGAGAGTCAGATTTACATGCGGGTTATGATCCCAAATATGCATAGCTGTTGTAATAATTCCAACTTCAGTATCAGGAAATGCCTTCTTGAAATCTCTGATACCGGCAGTCATCGTTAGAATATCACCAATTGCTTGTCGGTTCTTAAAAACGATTTGCTCAGGTGCTTTCTTACTGACTACTGCTACGTGAGGTTGTTCTAGTCCAGTTTTGATGTTAGGATTATCTATCTCAGCATGTTGGCAGACAGCATCAACCATCTCTTCCATAATATTTTTCTTTTCAAGCGGCCCATGGACATGTATATGATTATGCGAATCTCTAGTAACAACTAGATGCTCCATAATAGTCTGATCGCCGTCACCGATTGTTTCCGGTGGAGAGCAGTAATAACATATATTACCAGACATTACTTGACCTGAATCACTGAGATCTTTGATTCCTGTTTGACTGGCTATTGTATCAATGAACTGTCGAATTTGGGCTTTGCCATGAAAATCTGCGGTTGGGGCATGTACGTGGATATAACCGTTCATATCCTTCGTAACTACCATATGCTCGTCAATTTTCTTGTCCCACTCTTTATTATCTGCTTTCCTCTTATCTTTACAAAATGGACAGCGCATCTTCATCTCCTTTCATTACAGTTCCTATTTGTGAATTATTTGAAGGATTCCTATATAAGCCACCTTCTCCTTTTGGATTTCTTGCAAGATGTGACTTTAGCTTATACAGGATCCTTATCTTTTGCTCTCCTTAAATTTTACTCAACTTTTGCTAGGTTCATGATTTTATACGAATATTCCCCCTTACCTGTCCTTCCTCCATAAGTGAAGTTTACATACAGAGTGGCCACCTCATACCGGTTATTGATGCTTAATATCTGGTTATCATCTGGTGTCAATTCAAGATCATATGAAGAAGTAGGAGAAGAGATAGTTCCCGTTCTCCGGTTTGTTCCACTGAAAGAATCATAAAGAATCCAGTTGGCTGTATCTGGGGTAATAGCAGCATCATTCTCATCTAGAAAATCAATTGTAATAACACATGTAGTTTCCTCGTTGATCTCTTCCATTGGAAACTCTCCTTATTTAATTCGAGGTATATTTCATATATATACGAGCATAGGGTTGTTTAGGTGCTTCCCATTCAATATCAAGAGTGCTAATCTGTATTTCTCCTTCAGCGACCGATAATGAGAACTGCGTAGATAACGGTCTAGCCAATGCAAAATCTATACCCAATTGTTTTAGTGTCATGCTAGCAACCATAAATTCTTCAATAGCTGCGTATGACCCGAAGCCACGAGTACTCATTGTTCCTGAAATGAATCCGCCTACTACAAGCATGCTTTATCCCTTATGAGGTAATTGGAGTGCCACGAGAAGCCGGTCCTCTTCCGGTTAGGGATATATCATTCCCATCTTTATCGTAGAGTCTCCACTTCATAAATACACTTGTTCCGTTATCTGCATACACAACTTGATAGTAGTGTCCGTCTCCGCCTAGCTCTATTGTGATTCTATTTTTTAAAGCTTTTTCTATAAGAGAAAGACCTGTAGTAGAAAGTTTGACTATAAATGTCTCACCGTTCCAAGCATTATAATAATCATTATTCCCCTTTAGTCGGACATAATAAGTTCCTGCCTGTGTTGGTGTATAGATAAAAGTATAGGTTCCAGAAGTTCCACATTCGTCAAAATTGCCGGGAGTGAGAGTCAAAGCTTGTACTTGACCGTCTTTGATTAGAACAGCAGAGAAGTCAGTATAATCATCCCCACTAAGAGGAGTGATTCCATCTGCATCGTAAATTGTAACGTAGATACGGACGGATTGACCGATATAAATTTCTCTAACCATAGCAGGATTCTCCTATAGAAATAAATATAGCCTGGATTCTCCCTTCGGAATCCAAGCTATCAGAAATGCAACTAAAAACTAATAGTGTTCTCACTATCTCTTCTTTTTTCTTTTGGCAGCTAGTTTCCTTAGGGTTTTAGCTAGAAAGGCTCGGCGTCTCAATGTCGGGTTTTTGCTCTTAGTTGCTTTTGTCAATCTCTTAGCTGGAATTCTCTTGCCCTTTTTTGTTTTTAGTGATCTTCTGAGAGCGTTGGGATGCTTTATGGCCTTTTGAATCCACTTCTTTTTCTTTTTAGCCATTTTACCTTCTCACTTATAGGTTATACTGTAACAAAAAACTATTTTAAACTCAACCACTCATACCTACACAGGATTACTACTTGAACTAGATGAGCAAGAACTGGATCTCGAACTAGAACTGGAACTGGAACTCGAACTAGAACTAGAACTAGATCTTGAACTAGAGCTTGAAGATGAAGAACTGCTGCTCAAGCTGCTACTTGATTTTGAACTTGAACTAGAATATACAGTACCAGTAGGAGTGTGACATTCTTGGCCATCCATCCAATAAATTATACGTATATCTCCTTCACTACTTAAACATTGGAAGTATAAGGTGACCGTGTTTTCGGGACCAAAATACTCGTCTAGGTTATAGAATTCTCCATTTCCCATTGTTATATATGTAGCACCAGCAGCATCGGCGGAAATTCTAAATCCAGCAGAAGCGGATTCTCTACGAATCCTGAATGCCCTACACCCAAAAGGAATTTCCCAAGCTGCACCCCAATCAGAGGTAGAAACTGTAAGTAGTTGTACACAGTAAGCAACTGAAGGAACGCCACAACCAGTAAGATAGCTAGTATAAGCGCAAGATCCCGCAGCTCTACGCATAACTTTGATAGACTTCGTATCTTTATATATTACCACTAGTATGTGCTTTCAGTATTGTTGTAAAGTACTAGGTTGTGTATGAATTGTATTAAGGTGTATGACATTCTGAACCATCTAGCCAATACATAATTTCAATCGTATCCGGTGCAGTTACGCACTGAAAATAGAGTACCGTTGGATCTTCTGGTCCAAACATTTCTCCAAGGTCAAAAACTTCCGTACCACCTACTGTAATGTAAGTAGCCCCCGCTGCATCTGCTGATACTCGATACGAGTTATTTTTTCCTCTTTTGGAGATTCGTACAGCTCTACATCCTAATGGAATTTGCCAAGAAGAGTTCCAATTACTCGTAGAGACACTGGCTAGATTTATGATGTACGGAACGGAAGGTACTCCACAACCTGTAATATTACTTTCATATTCACCCGTTGAAGTGTTGTATACGAAGCGCTTTTGGGTTTTGGGTATTTTAGTCTGCATGATCAGCTCTTCACCTCTTCTGTTAGATGTTATACTAGTTACAATTATACTCTAATCATCTCTAGTTTACAAATGATTTTTACTATCTTCTTGTCGATCTTTTCACTAAATAACGTTTCCTTTTCGTCCTCTTTTTTCTTCCTGGCCATAGTGTAGGGACATAACAAGCCACTTTATTTTTGGTTACAAAATTTTTATTCGTAGGCACTTCTATCTCCGTCTAGCTCTTTTACGTCTGGATTTTTTAGTTGTTTTCCTTCTACGTTTTTTCAGCCCACTTTTATACATTCCATGGCAGCGCCCTATAGCTTGTTTCTGAGGAATACCTTCCCTCACTGATTGGGATATTCAGCGAGAGATATAACTAGACCGTTTTTCCCCTTTACGAAGTGTTGGCACCTACTCATCCTCCAGTAGTATATTAGGATGTTCAAACTCATGGCAGTTATTACATAGCACTAAACCATTATTAGGATCCCAAAAATCTTCATACCACTCAGCGCAATCCAGTAGTTCGTCCTTATCTTTTATTGCATCTAAATGATCGTAGTGAGACAGGAATTCTTTTACTATAGATTTAAAATACTTGAGGTGATGTACATGCACTTTTATATCTGATCCGCATATTTGGCAGCGTTTTCCCTGTTCTTTAATAACATCATCTCGCCATTCATAGTATGGATCGCTATAACGTAATGCATTAGTAAAAACTTCAATTTTATCCAGTTTCCTCATTGTTAATATACTTCTTTATTGCATCGATTGTGGTTCTATCTTTGGCCAGTACCTGTTTGTAAAATTCTCTGACATTATCAATATTTTTTTGGGCATCTATCTTAAGTGGGACGCCCAAACTAAAGACCCAATCCAATTCACTATTTACGAAAGAATTAAACCATTTGGCTGTTACAACTTTTCCATTGGCAGCTATAACTTCACTGATAGATTCCATTATTTGTCCTTCTCTATCTGTTGTTTCTCTATGTACAATTTTGATAATATCTTGTGTAGTCTCTGGTATAAATTCAAACCACTTTCTTCCTATCAACTCATTTTCCTTCTCGAATCCAAGTGTTTTAGCCAGCATGCGGTTACAGAGCCTAATTTCAAGACTCTTATCCAACACAACTACAAAATAATTTGAATAATCTAAGATATTCCACAAGTTGATAATTGTCTGTTTAAGATCTGTAACTACCTCTGCAACTTTTATATAATTAGTTATCTTGTTGCCTTCTTTTACAGGGGCAATAGATGCTACTTCCCAATAGTATGAGCCATCTTTCGCACAGTTTAGAAATTCTCCTCGCCAAATACCTCCTTTTGAGATCGTTTCCCACATTTTTTGGTATTGTTGTTTTGGCATTTTACCTGATTTTAATAGGCGTGGATTTTTACCTAGAACCTCTTTGTAATGATAGCCGGTTACTTCAGAAAATTTTGGGTTTACATAGATAATATTTCCTTCTATATCTGTTATTACCACAGTACTCGGGCTATGTTCGATAGCTTTGTAAAATAAAAGCTCTGGAATGTTATTGAATATTGTAAGCTCAGGCGGCATCATCCAACTCCCAAATGATCGGCAATTTTACGGATAAGTTCTAGTTTAGCAAATACATCTATAACAAATGCTAAAAATTGGACGAGTAAGGCACCAATTCCAACATAGACAAGGTTAACCCGATGAATAATTGATCCATGTTCTTTTGATGATTGTGCTTGGCACCTTGTTTTTTCTACTACCATTTCCTGGTGCGCCTTATGTAGCTCATCTGTACATGTATCTAACTTATTGGCTACTTTATCTATTGAAGTGCATATCTTTTCTTGTTGCATTGTTGTTTTTTTGAGCTGTTCAGTTATTTGATTTTGTTGTTGCAATAATGTAGTACTGAGTTCGATATTATTTCGATATGCTTCCATTAGAAGAAAAAGATCGTCTCTACTTAATATTCCATCACCGCCCATTGATTCTCCTTCCCCTAATTGGAAACTGACTGATATTTTGATATTCCATTTAATATTGCATTGGCTATCACTCTAGTTGAATTGGGGTGGAGTAGATACAATCGATCAATAGGGTGGGATAAAAAACAAATCTCGTTGATTATAGTAGGGCAATCAATATTGGTAAGGATGTAAAGTTTATTCCTCACATACAGTCCTGTACCTCCTCTACGAAGCTTAAAAGGTAAATAAGCACTCAAACCCTCCACCATTTTTTCGGCTAGGGCTTTATTTCCTTCTTTCTTATCACTGTAAAGTACCTCTAAACCACTACTATGTTTTGCTAAAGCCAAACTAAACGCAGAGTTGAAGTGCGTTTCGATAGCTATATCAGCACCTGTCATATTAACAAAAGAAGCCTTATAGCGTAATGATCGACTATAAGGCTTCTCACTTGATCCATCCACAATATAAGCATCGTTGCCAGTATTTAGTAATTTATTCTGTAGTTCTTTATTTATTCGAGAAGATAGCTTATACTCAGAATATACTACTCCGCCAAGCGTTTCGGACGCTCCTACTGCATAGCTCGTGTGCGCATTGAGAAGTGCTACCCTCATTAGTAGTAACCTTTGAACAAAGATATTGGTTATCCATACCTTATACCAATTAACTGTTATTACTTGTATCTACCTCACCATTCCTACTAATATCTATTGCCATTCGTTTCTCATCTTCCTCCCGCTTCTTTTTCCGTAGATCAAAACACTGATCAGATGTGTAATTTGAATCGTAGAGGAAATATAATAGTTCGGCTTTGAAGAATCGATATACACGTTCAATAGGAATAATGTAGCCCATATGTGTAATTGCATCACTACCTAATCTGCCAGTAACTGCGATTCTAGAAGGGATCCCAATCATCTCATGCGTGTCTGTAAGGAAACAGGCCCCACCACTATTATGTACTAGAACTCCATCTGCAAAGAAGTTGTGGGGGTGATCCAGTTTAATATCATAAGTTTTTTCTTTACCCACTACCTTCATTTTTTCGACCTTCTCTAGATGCAGTCCAGTTGGAATGTTTTTGTTGTCAAATCCCTCAATATTTAATTCTTGTTTTTGCATCTTCCCAGAGCAACCAATCTGCCCATCAAAAACAGCGATTAAATCTCCATCTGCTAAATCTTCTACTTTCGCCCATTTAAACCATATATCAACAGGAGGATGATTATATTGTGCAGGGCGCTTGCTGAACTTTAGAACTGGATGATTATCAGATGCTCTTAATAAACAAGTTCTAGTTTTTACTTCATATATATCTTTTTCTCCAGACTCAATAAATCTTTCGACTTTGTTATCAGAACTCACACCTCCCTTTGAACATGACCATACAAAGTCACCTTCTTTTATTTCTTTTATGGGTTTGACCGTATTATCTGACATAGAGACCAACGAATCTCCTACTAAACAATTCCCAAAAATTGAGGGTGAACTACTCAGGTGGAATGTGTAACCTTTCCCATCTGTGTTTGCAATTCTCCGATTCAAGTTGGCTAACATACCTGGGATAGAGGGGAAAGGCTCTTCACCAAGACCGGATCCGACTGTAAGCGTTGTCATAAACATACGCAGTCTATTTTTTGATTCACCTTTTGGCAGCATCCTGGCGACATATTTCATTGGCTTTACCGTCTTTAGGCGAACCAATCCTAAATCCTGGTCCTGGTCGTAGGTTACAATCTCACCTGGAATAGTATGGTGGGTGGGTTCCCAAGATTCATACTGGTACTCGAAAATTTCCACATCAACATCAGCAAAGACATCTCCCTTATATTTTCTTTGGAGAAGGCTCGACCACTTTTCAACCTGTGTAATGGCCGAATCAATTACATGGTGATTCGTCAGAATATAGGTTTCATACTCTGATGGGATATCTTGTTTTGGCTTACTGTAAATAATAGAACCAGATCCAAGTGCGCTTTTTGCTTGTATCCTTACTACGGGGTATAGCATCTCTTCGTGAAAAGCTGTGATCTCCTCTTCGGTGAATGTAAGTGCTTTTCGTACCATCGCTACCGTCTCCTCTAAACTCCGCATAGTCTTTGGTGCTAATCCACTATTTTACATCCTATAATATCATTAGTCTATACGCAAGTCAATCCCTAATTATTCTGGATCGTCAAGGAATTTATTGAGTGCAGATGTAACGACATAACAGATTGCAGCATCAAGGACCGGAGTGAGAACTGACCAGTAGAAGAAAGATACTAATCCTCCAACCCAGACTGACATACATTTATTACAGGTGAGAAGATAGTGTAGTTTTTCAAATCTTTTAAATTTATCAATTACTGGCATAAAGATGTATTCAGAAGAAATAATGGTTGCTATTCCATACACTGACAGGAAAAACAGCAGGTCTAAAAACATGCTATTCATCACTAATATTGCTAATTGTTCCATCTCCAAATTTCTCCATTAACGCAGTATAAGTTTGATACTGTTCCATATAGGCTTCGAAATGTGTTTGTGCGACGTCATCAATATTTATATGAGTACATTGAACACTAGGATCAACCATAATATTATATCCAGCAGCTCGAACCTTTTTGCAAAATTCTACATCTTCAGTCACATCAACAATTCCATCCTCACGACTCGAATCATACTTGAAATAAGGCATATCAATATCATCAAACACTCTCATATCCACAAGTACACATCCCATTCCAATCAGATCAACTTCAAATAACTTGTCTTTTGGATAATCCCAACAATGAACGTAATTATGAGCTTCTTTGTGTCGATAACAAACTGGCAGATGTGGAGGTGCTTGATGGAAATACATACCACTAACAATAGGAAGTTCATGTTTTGCCAGTCTGTATACAATATCTGGTGGATGTTGCATATCAGCATCAATAAACATCATATAGTCAGCATTGTATTTTCTAGCTTTCAAGACAGCTGTATTTCTATTTTTACAGACTGGAAATTTTGAGTTGATATCCCAAAAATAGTCTGTAATACCAAATTTCCTTAGAGGCACCATCATTTTTGGATGTATAATTCGACAGAAATTGACCATGAATTTTCTGTATACAAAAGGCCAAGAACAGGGAGCATATATATCTAAAATCTTCTCTTCCTTATCCAGTTTAGGTAGACGTTTGATAGGGCGTTCAATTACTTTGCCATCAAGTCCTACAATCCCTGTCGGTGGTAGAGACAGGGATTTTTTCAGGGAGCCTTTCAATATCGCATTACGAATTTGGCCCTGTTCCGAAGATTTTCTTTTCCCCATTAACCTGTCCCCGTCCGTCTAGCTCTTTTCCGTTTTGCTTTCGTCTCTTCAATAAGGGACTTCAGGGCATCGGCTCCTTTTCCTAATGTGGTAGTGGCGGGGATATTTGCACTGTTTGCTGCTCGAATCTGTTTCATTACCGATTCAGGCACTTCATCTTTTTTCTTTATAATTTTCCTGGGTCCTCGTAGCTTTCTTACTTGTTCCGGTGCGAGTTCAGACGGGCCAATCTTCAAGTCTCTAGTAACAATTTTATCAGAATCAGTATTTGAAATTTTCTTGTAGCTTTTTCTTTGTGCTTGTTCCACTTTCATCTTCTCACTTTCATCTACACCACCATCTATATATTCGTAGCCTCCTCTAGCAACGAGTTTTGCTGCTGAACCACTTTGCATCCTCTTTATTGCGCCGTCTTTTAATCTTTTGACTGTTCTGGTAGGTAGGGGCATGATATTCTCCTTTAAAGGCTTTACTAAAAAGTAGAAGGAGGAGGCCTAAACCTCCCCCCTCCAGTTTCACTAGCTTAGCATGTGTCGTATGTGATAGCATCATTTTGGATGATGTATCCCCAATCATCCCTTAAACATCCGAGACCATACATAACATCAGTTGTTACAAGCCAGCCAAGATACTCAGGCACATAGTTAGCCTGTACTCTTGGACGGAGCTGCAGCAACATCGCCATCGCATCTCGATGGAATACAAGTGTATCCACTGTATCCGTTGTCGCCGTTCCAGTGGCAGCAAGCTGTTGGGTCATCCATACAGTAAATCCATGAATTGTACCGATAACACCTCTCTCGATTGGCCGACCATCGTTATTGAGGATACGATGTTCTGTGAATCGATCAATAGCAAGCAGCCTGTTATACTGCTGTGGGGCTACAACAATATGACGATCTTCCATTGGGCAGTCATTCTCATCCAGCAATGTTTTTGCCAGAAGGATGTCGTCCTCGTTAAGAGTACTGGTATTACCTGTGGAAGTACTGTCAATGCAGTCAAAGCATGTTCCTGCCTGTGTGATCAGGTCATCGTCAATAACTTTGGCAATTGCATATCCAGCTCTCCTAGTATAGATGCTTCTAAGATTCACAGAAGTTTGAATCTCAACGAAGTCCTCTACCAGGAAGCTTACTTCTTTGTGCTTGTCAACGGTGATACTAATGCATGTCTCGTCAGGGGATTGTACGGTAACAGGCGTTTTAATAACCTTGTCGTTGGCTGTTAAATTTGTTACCGTTGGGATATTAACCACATCACCCTTTCCTTGAACTAGATCGGAAAAGTCCGTGTTGACCAATTTGGCCATAACAAGTGCATGTTCCAAAGCGTCGAGTATTTCATCGGACCAAAGCTCCTAGCTGTTACTTTTGTGACCTAGTGCTAATTGCTAGGCGGGTAATGATTTCTCATTACCTCTGTGCGTTTCCGCACAGTTCAGACTATCCCATGAACTCCTTGTAAAAAGAGTCCCGCTAATTATAGTCGTTGCAGCTTCAAGGATTTTTATATAATCATTGTAGTGTTTAGGGTGACATCTGTTACAGTAAGCAACAAGATCATTAAATTCTCTACCACAATAATTACAGGTAAAAGTGCGGTGCTGAGGAGTTCTTCTATAGTGGCGTGAACGAGACGCAATGTGGGATTCTTTGAGTATTCTTATAATAACCCCTCGTTTTATACCATATTTTTTTGCGATATCACGCTGTGTCAGCATATTAACAGTATAGTCATTACATATACTGTTAACTATCTTGCTATCCACCTCTTGTCTTTGCACCTTACCTCTCCTTGCTTGCCTCAGGATTGCCCTCGACTTTACGTTAGGGGTTCCCCTGAATTTATAGCGTTTTCTTATGTGGTCACCCACATAAGCCCCAAGCTTATTTAGGGATAAAACAATCGACTTCGCTTGTTGTTACAAAATCTGTACCTAGTGGCATGGGATATCTCCTTAAGACAGAGTTACGGTTTTACACGTCCCTCTGCATAGGCCTTAAGGATTTCTTTTTGTCTTTCTTTATATTCATCTGGGCGGTTTTGCCTCATGTCTGTTAACTCCGCTTTTGTAAACATGTGTTTTCCACCGCCTCCAACCGAACCCTGTGATCCACTACCCATAGGTATTTTTGATCTTACAAGGTTCCAGTTGTCAGGATCATCTAAAAATACTTTTACTCTTTCATCAAGTGACATCTCACCATCCTCGGCCTTGTATAGAGGAACTAATCTATCAGGGTCGACGTAGAACTCATCCTTTAACAGTTGATATACCTGTCTGGGATTCGCCACGTCGTTAGCAACCGCTGCCTGGATTAGTGAATGTTGGATGATCATGTCATCCCTAGATTTAATTAGCTCGTTCACTCTTGTCTCACTTTTGATTCTTTCCTCTTCGAGTTGTTTTTCTAAACTTTGGGCACGTTTCTCAGCTAATTCAACCTTACTTAGTTTTGTTTCTTCTTCTTTCTCTTTTGCCTTTTTTGCTTCCTCCAATTTTTCTTGCAGAGCCGATGCAGAATCAACTCCAAATTGATTCTTCAATACGGACTGCACATTCGTGAATTGTTCTTTAAGGCTCTCTAGCTCTTTCCGATATCCCTTGGCCTCATCTCTGATTTGTGAAAGGTATGCTCGTTCAACAGTAATTTTGTTAGGATCTTCTTCAGGTTTTTTTGCGGCAGCTACTTTCTCTTCTTCGTTTTCTACTTTACGCAGTTTGTCTTCTTCTTCTTTAGCCTTCAAATTTTCCTGACGTTTTCTCTCTAACTCAATCTGTTTTTCGAGATCATCCACCTTTTTTTCAGAGGCGCTTACTCCGGTCTTTCCGTCTTCTTGTTTCGTCTCTTCTGGCATTTTTACCTCCTCTCCCGACTCTTCGGGATGTAGTTTGTAATCAACGGGTAAGACATCTAGTAATACCCATCATTTTCATTATATAGAAAAATATTATAAAGTCAATAAAATTCCTATAGTTTTACTTATTTTGTTGGTTCCTCCATTTTGCTCTACGTGTTGGATTTTTGGTATTAGGTACTCGTTCCTTTTTGGGTTGTCCTTGCTTTTTTTCTTCTTCCTCCTCTTCTTCCTCCTCTTCTTGCTCCTCACTACTTTCCTCGTCTTGGGAAGGAGGAGTCTTAATATTAGGTTTTTGCTGCTCCTTCATTAATAGTGTTGGATCTTCAAGTACTTGATTTGCTTCAATCTCTTTATAGATCTTCTCGACTATTTCGTCTTCAGCATTTGGTAATACTTGATGTGTCAGTCTCTTTGCCATTTCTTTATTTAGTGTTCCTGAGATTGCATTGAGAGTTACCTTCGTGAATAGTTCTACAATTTCATTAGGTGATGTAATGTCAAATTTTTCTGGATAGTAGCATCGTTCTGGACTTCTATCATATACAGCCATCCATTTATAAAAAACTCGATTCATTTTATTTTCTGTACTTTCAAGTTTTTTTGCTTTTGCTGAAAAGAATACTGCCATATCTAGAAATTCGAATTCTTGAGCTCGACCTGTACGCTGTTGGAGTTGTACAAGGGATGTTTTTGCGGATACTAGTCCTGCCATACGAAACATCTCTCTCACATGGTTTTGTATCATTTCCCATATCGTACTAATTTGGCGAGTATCTGGGGAAATAAAAGCTGGTGCGTGTCTTGCATCGGCTGGGAACGTGAATATTGTGGATGATCCTACTTGTTTCAATGCTGCCGACTTGCCTTGTTCATCTACTTCCTCTGTAAGCATGGAACCATCATCAGGGCATATTAATTGCGAAAATGTTTGACGTGCAATCATCTCATCAATGTTACTGCACCAATTAAAGATAGCTTTGTTTGCATCGGCCACATCTTTCAACATACTTTCACCAATCATATCAAGATCAATATCTTTATGATAACATGTAATTAGCGGCACAAATCCTAGACCATGCATTCCTCTATCTGTAATGTTATTATCCTCATCGTAGATAATCCATTCATCTTTTGTCCATATTTTATATCGAGCTTTTACCTCACGTTCTTCTTCGAAGTTTTCATCGTCATATACTTCCTCATATAATAATATCCAATTAAGTTCTTGTGTCTCCGCATTCACTGACCAGTCTAACAGATTTGGTGGTTCGATGATTGTTGCATAGGGTCTTAAAACTATACTATCTAATTTAGTTGTCTTACCATTGAGAATTAATTCTTCAAATTCTTGTGGAGGTCTGGGTCGGTCTATAAGAATATGTATATGACCGTAGATAGAACTTAATGTACAAATACGCCGCATAAATTCATGTATATTCGTTCCTCTCATATCCACGTCTTCTCGGATAGCAGTTAAAGTATCATCTGCGGGACGTGTTGCTTCCTTCTTAAATATAAAATCTGACGGAATCATTGCAATAGGAGCACAGTAATTCAAGTAGTAGGCTCTTTGCTTACGTCGGCCATAGTCTGCAGCATTCTCAAGACGATGAGTGGCGAGATATTTTTCCAGGTATGTATCACCACCTTTGAAACTCTGCATATAAAATTCCCAGTCATCCTGATATTCCTCGTACAGTGGGTGACGTCTCTCATGTACTTTTTGCATCTTGGTTATCCTTCTAATATGTTAAGAGTCTGTAACCTCGGTGTCCTGTAAGTCTTACAGCAATCTCTAAGGCATCCAGAACATCGTCATGCTCACTATTGGGATAAAATGTTAATTCCTCCGTCGCCTCTAACTGATTCCTTTGAAAACGTAAGAGCCCACTATGAATAATAGGTTCTAATCGATCAATACGTTTAGGTTTAGGTAGTCTCAAATCATACAAGGTTAATTTTCCCTGTAAATCTGGTATGTCCTTCTCGATGAAATCCTTTAGCATTTTTAGTGCGTCCTGATCCACTCCAAACTTTCGGTAGTCATAGAGCTCATGCACTCTTTTAATATACTTAATACAGTAACTAGGACCCTTCGCTGCGGCCATTACATCTAATACATATATAATGCCTGACTTTGGATCCCTGCCAATAGTTACAACTGCTGATAAGTCTCCTTGTCGTTTTGCCTCACCACTAGCAGGATCTATAGCACCATATATAACCAATTTATCTAGATCTATGTCCCTGCGGTCGAAGTAAACTATTCTTTGTGGGTCAAATAGAGTTTGTGAAGGATCAATTGCAGTATTTTGTTTCTCACTAGCAAAAGCTCTTGGTCCAGCTTTAATTTTATAAACCATCAGTTTATAGTACCCATCTCCCTCTGGCCAAAGCACTTTAGTACCCTCTAGCATTTCTTTTTCATGCGCTTTAAAAAAATTGTATGCAGTTTCTTCTCTCTTCTCATCCTCATAACTTGTATAAAGGTGCTCCCACGTTTTCCATAGAGGTGATTTAGAAAATTCGTATATGGCTTTATATTTATAGGATTCCCAACCAGCAAATATTTTAGGATCTAGTAACTTGGAAAGAAGACAATGGGGGTGTAGAATAGTACCTGTGACAATAACATCCATTTTT